CTGTCATCCCCGCTGGCAGGGTCTGCCGTCGCGACCAGGTTATCCAGCGCGCCGCCACCCGCGCTGGTCGTGCCCCACTGTGAATTGCGACAGAAGGCCAGCACGCAGCGGTTGCCGCTCAGCGTTGCATCCTGCCCGTCCAGCGTGGTGATGTTGCCCGCGCCGGAGTCAATCGTGATCACATGCCCGCTCGCCGCCCACAGCACCACCCAGGTGTTATTTGCCACCCCGATAGTCGTCAGGATGTCGCTCGTGCCGCTCTCGGCGCTCACCACCACCAAGCCCTTCGTCGGCGTGGGCAGCACCCCGCTCACGATTTGCAGCGCTTCCGGCGTGTCCAGCTTGAAGCGTTCAGATGCTGTCGTGCCGTCCGCATACCCGTTTATCTTCGCCTCGACATCGTTGGCGAAGAGCATCATATTGCTTGACGATACCAGGTCTGCGGTGCTGTTGAATCCGCTTTTGTCCAGCGTGATAGCCATTATTCTACAAACCTCTCGTAATACAGCACCTTGGCACTGATCTCCGCCGCCGCCTCATCCAGCGTCACGCTGATGCTGTTCACCCCCGGCAGCAGGCGCAGCCAGTCAGGATGGCGGTACGTGTAGTTCGCGATGCAGTTCACACCGTTCACCAGCACCCACTGCTTGCGCGGATCAACCTCGATCACATCGTTCGTCACCAGCGTCTTCTGCAATTCCCACTGGTCGATCACGCCGTTGTTCACCAACCGCCGCACAATCAGCCTGTTGAATGTAGTCGCGCCCGTCACCCGCGCCACGAACCGCCCCAGCGTGTAAGCGTTGCCGCTGTTCGTCACGCTCAGCGTCCCGCTGCCCGTCACGGTCGTGAAGCCGCTCCCGTCCCACGCAATCGCGCCGTTGAACGTATACGTGCTGTCCCACAGCGTCTGGTTTCCCGCCGTGTACCAGAAAGGATCGGACACCTGAAACGTCAGCTTGACCAACTGCCGCTCGTGTGGCAGGTCGTGCACATTCATCGTGTACGGGTCATTGTTCATGCGCGCGACGCACCACTGCATCGTCGCAGCGGGATCATTCAGCGGTCGCCGGAAGAGTCGCAGTTTGCCCCAGTCGTTCAGCGTTGCCAGTGCCCGCAGTTTGCTCAGCCCGTCGCTCACGTTCTCGTAGTGCAGCCAGAACTCCGCCTGTACTGTGCCGATCTCCGCCAGTCCGCGCCCTGTCCCCAGTTCGTCCAGGCCGCCGTTGGCAAAGGCCATCCGCGCGGTTTTGGTCACCATGTCCCTGAAATTATCACGAAACGACACCTGTTCGACCGGGAAGTAGTATTCTGTGCTGCCCTCGCCGAACTTCAGCATCCGATGCATCAGTTACCCCTCTGCCGGATCAGTTCGCGCAGCTTCTGCTCGAACCCCATCGCCGCGCGTTCGCCGCCTTCGTAGCTGTTCGCGTTGATCGTCAGTCCGTTGATGTTGATGCCCCCCATCGCCGTGTCCGCGTTGGGCACGAACTGCCCGTTGCTGCTGGGGATGAACAGTTCCGGTTGCGCCCCCGTGCCGATCATGTACGCGCTGCCCGCCATCCCGCTCCCGCCGCTGTCGCGCGCCGGGATGCCAGCCGCGCCTTGCAGATAAGGCATCATGAACATCTGCCGCATGGACGGGTTGTCCCACATCAATCGCGCGCCCAGGTCGCCGAACTGCGCTACTGCCGCCTTGAACGCCACATCCTCGTACTGCTGCTGCGAAATCTGCCCCGACGCCATCGCCCCGCCATGCTGCGCCACCACCGACTGCTGCCCGGTCTGCACCGTCTGTGTGAACGTCTGGAACTCGCGATACGCCGCGATGACCGCTGTAATCGCCGCCAGCAGCGCACCCCAGGGCGTCGTCACCACCCGCACAATCGTTGCGATACCGTTGAGCGCCTGCCCTGCCGCGATCAGCGTCGTGCCCAGCGTCAGCACCGCCGCCGTCACCGCTGCCACCGTCATCACCGCTTGCGGGTTGGCCGCCACCCACCGCGCCACGTTCGAGATCACCGGGCCAATCGCTTGCACGATCTGCGTCAGCGAGGGCAGCAGCGCCGTCCCCACCTCGATGCTCAACCCGGACACTGACGATTTCAGCAGGTCGAACTGCGCCGCCGCGCTGCCCATCTGGATAGTCTCAGCAGCTTGTGTGGCTTGCGCCGTGCCGTCCCTGAAGTTACCGAAGAACCCGCGCACATCATCCCCGGCGAACGACGTAATACCGCGCAGCGCTTCCACACTCCCGGACATCTTCGCCATACCGTCGGTCGTCGCCGTCTGTGTCCCGGACAGCGCCTGGAACGCACCCACGAGTCCCAGGTTCTCAATCGCTGCTTGCCCGCTGCTGAACCCCAGTTCCTCCAAGCCCGCTTTCATGGTCATGTTCGGATTCAGCAGCGCCGTCATCATGGCGGAGAGCTGCGTCACCGACTCGCTGGCAGAATTCCCTTTGGTCGTCAGGAAAGCCGTCATCGCGCCCAGGTCGCCGAAGTCGATGCCCAGACTCGACGCCAATCCCGCCACCTGCGGCAGTGCTGACGCGAACTGATCCATTGTGCCCACGCCCGTACCGACCGTGCGCGTTAGCACATCGCTGGCATACCCCGCCTCTTCTGCGCTGAACCCATACGAGTTCATGATCGCAATCAGCGCGTTGGTCGTTGCCCCCAGATCAGCGTTGCCCGCTTGCGCTGTGCTGATCGCCGATTGCAGAATCGCCATGTGCGTGCTGGCGTCCGCCACGCCGCCCACGATGTCGTAGTAAGCGTTCGCCACGCCCTGCGGACCCGCCCGCGTCCCTTGCCCGATTGCCAGCAGTTGTGCCTTCAGCGCGTCGATTTCCTGTCGCGTCAGTCCCAGCACCGCCCCGGTGTTCGTTACGGCTTCATCGAAATTCATTGCTTGCGAAATTGCCACGCCGAATCCAGCAGCCAGCGGCGCGGCCATCTGCGTCAGCGCAACCCCCGTGTTGGTCGCTTTCGTCGCCAGTTGGTCGAGTCGCCCCTCGAATGTGGTGATATTCGTTTTAGCGGTATCCAGCCCACCGCTCAGGTTGTCTCGCAGATCGAGCACCCCGAACAGGCTGGCAACTTGAACAGCGATGATGCCCCCTCAAAAAACAAGACCGCTTTTCGCGGCCTGTCTGCGTTCTTCTTGCTTGAGCTGGTCTTCGTCAGTCATTACGCTGAGCACATCCCAGATGTCCTCGGCGGGCGCGGCGTCGATCTCGCTGGGCAACCTGTGCAGCCGCAGTGCCACTTGCGCGCGGTTGATCAGGTGCACTTCCTCGCTGTCCAGGATCAAAGCGTTGCCGAACAAGCGCTTATCCCCCAGCAGCGCCGCTACTTTTTTTCGCGGGTATTACGCGCCTCAGCCATCGCGTTGAGCAAGTCTGCAATCCGGCTTTCCAGCAGGTACTGACCCAGACTATCCGGGTTGTGCCAGTCGATCTCGTCCGGCGCGTCCAACACCAACCACCCGCGCGGCACGCTCACCAGCACCTCGCATAACAGCGCGTCACGCTGCGTCACCAGGTCATCCCAGCCGTTGAGTGCTTCCAGACGCTTCACCCGCAGTTGCGCCACCAGTTCAGGATCAGCATCCGGGCGCGCCGGGTTGTCGATCAGGGCGCTGTCAACATCGATCTTCATGACGATGCTGGCCCACCGCTTCGACCAGCCATACGAAATGTTGCTGAAGTCGAACGTTGGTTGCTCGATCACGCGAACACCGCACCTGCGTACATGTCAGACTGCGGGGCTTCGGCCTGCTTCAGGCTCAGCTTGAACACGACTTTCTTCTTGTCGCTGCTCTGCCCTGGGCCGCCAACCTTCTCAATGATGAACTCCTGCGCGTGCTTCAGTTTGCCCGTCACGTTCCCTTCAGGGCCATACACGACGAACGCCCTGTCCTCGCCCAGTTTGCTGATGTACTCGTGTATCCGATCAGCGTCATACACGATGGTCAGACTGCCACTGCGGTCGCGCAGTTTGGGCGCGCGCTGCATATCCGTGACCCCGCATCCGGCAGTCACGTCTTCACTGTCCACCGACTTCTCCAGTTCCATCTCCGCGAAAAACGGGCACATGCTGATGCCGTTGATCGTCAGATACACGTTGTTGCCATTGAACGCTGCCATACATCCTCCTACGTGCAGACCGAAGTCGTGGCCTGCATCACGAACTGAAACACATGCCCATCATGATAAATCGGCTGTGCCTGGTTGAAGAATTCCACCTGGTGCAGCCGTCGCTGCTGCGTGGACGTGGTAATCTGCCAATCGTCCCCGCCGTCCAGCGCCCCCGTCAGCACATCTTGCACGCCCTGATCGTTGAACAACTGCGCCAGTTGTGCCGCGCCCGCCATGCTCAGCGCTTGCTCGTCGGCGATCACCTTCAAGCCCAGCTCAAACGTCGCGTCCGGCGTCCGCAGGTCGTTGTCCTCGCCGCCGCTGATCAGATAGATCAGCAGGTAAGGCCGCGTCCAGTCCGGTTGCACCACCTCGCTCGCCCGCGTGCCCCACACGTTGTCGCTTTCGCTCGCCCGGTTGAACACCGCCGTCAGCAGTGCTTGCAGCGCATCCATCCTCACTGCATATCTCCAAACGCGGCGATCTCCCGCTCAACCTGTTGCCGCCACTTTGCGAACACGGGCTGCACAAACGGGCGCGGTTGCATCCGGCTCGTGCCATCTTCCAGCCAGTAGCCGTACTCCACCCCGTCCATGACATGCCACACCCCGGCGCGCTGCTTCTCCCAGCGCATCGACGCCCGCAGCGCCCCGGTATCCACGTTCGGCGCATACCCCGGACTGCTGGCCGTGTGCGTCACGCTGCCCCGCACGTATGTCCTGCCCGGTGGCGATGTATTGAAGATCAGCTTGATGTCATTGACGATGCTCTCGGCAATGCCACGCCCCCACGTATCAATCCGCCCCGGCATACTGGCGATCAGTTGGTCGAGCACCGTCGTGTCGATCTCGATCTCGCTCATCGCGCCCTCACGATCACTGCTTGCGTGTCCGTCTCATCCGTCCGCGCGACGATCACGTTCACCACCTGATACACCTCGTCATCGACCGTCACGCGCTGATTCTTCTCCAGCGCCGTCCCTGCTGGGCACACGAGGCGATACTCATCCACCAGCGTCTCCTGCTCGCCCACCATGCCCGCCGTCGAGCGCGTGCTCTGCCGCGAGGTGATGACCCGGCATTTCAGTCCCCGCGCCACTTCAGTCCACTGCGGCGCAGGTTGCCCCCATGCGCCCACCGAATTCACTTCCTGCTCAATCCGGCACGTCTGCGTCATCAGTTGCTCAGCCGTCCGCCGCATCTCTGCCAGTACGAAGTTTGGGAGCATCAATCACCTACCAGCGCATACGGATCGTAATCGTCGCCACCCTGCGCGGGTCTGCCGTTGCTAAAATCCGGCTCTTCGATCTGCGCGCTGTCCAGTCGGTACGTGTTCACCGTCCCCGCCGTCACGCTGCTGATGCCGAATTCCTTGCGTTTTTCCGCGAGCAGGCGTTCATAACCTGCCCGCGCCTTGCTGCTGTCCACCTACAGCCAGTCTGCTGTGAAATCCGGGATGCTCAGCCGCGCCATCAGGTTCAGGATGCAGGCGATCACTGCCTGCTGCCAGCTTCCTTTTTCGGAAATCACCGCGGCGATTTCTTCATCCTGGAACTTCGCGCCCGTCTCTACCGTGTCCCCCAGATGAAACCGCACCCGCGAGACATCATCCAGTCCTGGCTGATAGTGAAACGTCATCGTTTAGTCCTCGTAGATGATCGTGGCCGTCACCCCGTCGGCGTCATTGGCTTGGGCGATGGTTACGGCTACGTAGTCATCGCACGCAACAGGTGTGCCCATCCCGGTGATGTCCGCGCCCAGGTTGTTGTCGGCCTGATGCATCGGGAAGAACCACCCGTCCGTCGCCGCGTTGCTGATGGTCAGGATCGGGATGGCAGGCGCCGTTGCCCCTGCCACCGTCACGTCCGTCGTCCCGGCAGGCGGACTATCCAGGTAAGCCAGATGCACCGCCCGGATCAGTCCCTTGATCATCCGCGAAGATCGCGCCGTCGCGGTTGCTGCCCCTGCGCCGCCCGCCGCCCCCGTTGCGCTGATCGTAACGCGCTGGATTGCCATCTTAGGCCGCCACCACGTTGCCGTCGGCGCTCAGTGCCATCCACAGGCAGTAGTACGTGATGACCCCGGCGGTGATATTGGCCGTCGCCGTGGTTTCGATGATGTCCGCGCCACCGATGATCACCTGTGGATCATTCAGCGTCTCGACGCCAAGAGCCGGAGTAGCATCACGCCACACCTCATCCGCGTCGATGTCGGTCGCCGTCGTCTGGGCGATGATTGCAGCCGTGTTGCCGACCACGCCGACTTCCAACGTCGCCGTCGCGCCAGCCAGCAGGGTTGTGCATTTACCGAAGACAATTGCCAGCACATCACCTGTCACAGTGAATAGCGTCGCCGGGTTGCCCGTGCCATCGAAATCGCCACGCGCGTTGGTCGTCCCGCCTGCGAACGTCGCGACCTTGGTTGCCACCTGCCACTGTGGACGAATCTCGATCCCGCTGACGGTGATCCCCTGCGGGAAGTTTGTCAAAGCCATTAGTTCACCTCATTTGATAGGGGCGTCCGGTCAGGACGCCCGTGCTCACGCATCCCGCAAGGCTTAGCTTGGGTTATTGCCGTACACCCAGCGCCAGTCACTCCAGCCGTAACTGTAGCGCATGTAGGCGATCCAGGTCGCCTGCAACGTTTTGTCTTCGACTTTCGGCGTGACACTGACCGGCACGCGATCATACCATTCCAGTGCCATCTTCATGAGATTGCCGTCGATCATGAACCACGCATTCGAGTCCGTCAGGTAATGCCAAGGCACAACCTCAAAACGCCCGTACTGAGGATTGACCGTGTTGTTGGCGCTGGTGGGGTCATTGATCGAGTTGGTAATCTCAATGGCGTCATCTTCCAGCGCTGGCGGCACCAGCAGTAGGTTAGGCGTAACCGCCATCTTGTTGCCATTGTCGTCCGTAAAAGCCATCATGGCTTCGCGGGTTGTCCGCACGTTCGCTTTGGTCAGCGTCAACGTACCGTTGTTGTCTTGTGTCGAGCCTGTTTTCTGCGGGCTGTTCGGATGGCTGTTGCTGCACAGTGCCACACCGTCAGCACCGAGAAAATTGGCGCTGAAAGCATTGTTGAACACCGATGCCCCATCGTTTTCGCGCTTGACTGCCGCGCTGTCGCCGATACGCATGGGAATGTTGAACACTTCACTCCACATGTTGTCGTCCAGCAGCTTACGCTTGATTTTCAGTTCCAGCGGATATTCGCGGTGGGTGAAGGTTGACTTGTAACCCTGATCGAAGTCCGCTTCCCCAACAACGCCTGAAGATTCGTACTGCGACCACGCGTCGATGCCCACCGCACCGATACCCGATGATTGCTCATAGGCCCGCTGCGAACCCTGGAT